TCATAACCTAGACGACGATGAAATTTTATCAATGGTCGAGGGGGAGATTAACGGTTCCTCTGACTATATGGATTCTGAAATTAGCTCCCAACGCGAAAAAGCAATGGAGTACTTTTACGGGGAGCCTTTTGGAAACGAAGAAGAAGGTCGCTCTCAGGTTGTTGTAACAGATGTTCAAGATACCCTGATGTGGATGATGCCATCCCTGATGCGTATTTTTACAGCTGGTGACAAAGTTGTTAAATTTGTTCCAGAGGGTCCAGAAGACGAAGACGTTGCAGATCAGGCTACTAAATATGTAAACCATGTTTTTTATAAACAAAACGATGGTTTTATGGTCTTATACAATATGTTCCTAGATGCGCTAATGCAAAAAGTAGGCGTTGTAAAACACTATTGGGAAGATATTGAAAAGACCACAACTGAAACATATGAAAATTTAACAAACAACGAATATAATTTATTAATACAAGACGAAAAACTAGACGAAATAGAACATGCTGAAACTGTCGTTGTAAAACAAGCACTCGATCCTATGACAGGCGAGCCTGTAGAAATCGAAGAGATTTCACACGATGTTACCTTTGTAAGATCAGCAATGACTGGTAAAGTCACTATTGAAAACGTACCTCCAGAAGAATTTTTAATAAACAGAGGTGCTAAGACGATTGAAGACGCTAGGTTTATTTGCCATCGTTCTCACAAGTCCAAAAGTGATTTGTTAAAGATGGGTTATGATTCAGAGGTTGTAGACTCCCTCCCAGGATATGTCGGAGGTGCGGACGATATTACAACGTCCCAAGAGTACATGGCTCGCCATGCTTACGATGCAACAGATGTTTACCCTAATCAAGCCTCTGCTGATTCAGAAATGGTTGTGCAGATATACGAGTCGTACATGAAAATAGACATGGATGGCTCTGGTATTAGTGTCCTGCACAAAGTTTGTCATGCTGGTAACGAGTTGTTGGATGTTGAGCCTATAGATTACATTCCGTTTTCTACAGTTTGCCCAATCCCGATACCACATAAGTTTTTTGGATTAAGCGTTGCAGAGACAATACAAGACATTCAGCTTATTCGTTCTACTCTAACTCGTAACTTACTAGACAATATGTACCTTGCCAACAACGGTAGATTCCAAGTTGTTGAGGGTCAGGTAAACATTGACGATCTTTTAACAAATCGTCCAGGTGGGATTGTTCGTACTCGTAGTCCTAATGCTTTAACGCCTATTGTAACACCTCCATTGAGTGGTGACAGTTTTAAAATGTTACAATACTGGGAGGATATTAAAAGTGGACGCACTGGGGTCAATCCTAAAACCCAAGGGTTGTCAGCTGATGTTTTAAAAACGCACGTAACAACGGGCGCAGTAACAGCTGCCTTGACAAATGCACAAGGACGGTTGGAGTTAATAGCTAGGATATTTGCTGACACTGGTGTTAAAAACTTATTTAAACAGATTTACAATCTTATTCAACGCTACGAAGATCGTAAAAAGGTTGTACGTTTGAACAATGAGTATTTTGAAATTGATCCAGGCAGCTGGCGAGAAGACCTAGATGTAGACGTTGAGGTTGGTATTGGATACGGCGACCAAGATGTAAGGTTACAAAACATGAGCAATTTTGCCGGTCTTGTGGAAAAGGTAGCTACGCAAACCAAAGGAATTGTACAGCCCCAGAACATATACAATCTCGTTACTGAAATAGCTGACGAGATGGGCATCAAAAACGTAGATAAATTTATTAGCCAGCCTCCGACAGAACCTATGCCACTGAGTCCACAAGAGCAACTCGCACAGGCTCAAGCACAAGCTATGATAACAGAAGCGCAAGCGTCTCAATTGGAAGCTCAGGTAAAAGCTAAAGAGCTAGAGTTAAAAGCTGCTAAGATGGAACTGGAACGAATTGAGCTTGAACATAACATGGCACTAAAAAGAGAAGAACTAAAGCTCAAAGGTATAGAGCTAGGTTTTGAAATGAACTCAGATAAAAACATTAAAGCTTAGGAAAAGTCAAATGGCCCGACAAAATAACTACTACAGAGTAAATTCAAGTGAAAACTTGTCTGCTACAACTACCTCTGGAGCAACTCGTTCTGGAGGATGCCCAGCGCAAGTTACCAAAGTAAGAATCGCTACAACTGCTGATGTGTTTGTTAAAATTGGCCCTGGGGCAGACCCTACAGCTACGGTTGCAGCTGGTGTGCTGATAAACTCATCAGATTCAAGCATTTTTACAGTTGTTGAAGCTGACGAAATAGCTGCAATTACTGCCAGCGGAACTGCTACGGTTAATATCACTTGGCTGGAAGGCTAATAGGAGTTTACAATGGCTACGAACAAAAAAATCACTGAGCTTACAGAGTTAGTTGAAGCGGATTTAGCAAACGATGATGTTCTAGCAATTGTAGATGTTAGTGCTGGAGAGACATTTAAAGTTAGAAAGTCAACTTTGGCATCTGCTTTGGCAGGGGTAGCTACCCTTGCAGCAACAACACCAGTAGCTGTCAATCAAGCTACAGGCTCTGTAACAGTAAGTTTAAACACTGTTCCTATTACATCTGGAGGAACTGGTGCTACTTCCGCTGGAGCAGCATTAACTGCCCTAGGCGGTCTTGCTGATCCTATGACTACCAGAGGGGATATTATTACAAGGGGAGCTTCCGCAACTGGAAGACTTGCCGTAGGTTCGGCCAATCGAGTTTTAATTTCTGATGGAACTGATCCAGCATATGGACAAGTTCCTTTAGCAAGCGCAGTTAGCGGGACTCTACCATTAGCCAACGGTGGTACTAATGCTACATCAGCTGGAGATGCCAGGACCAGTTTAGGCCTTGGATCAATAGCAACACAGGCCAGTAGCTCTGTGTCTATTAGTGGAGGTGCTATAACTGGCATTACAGACCTTGCTATTGCAGATGGTGGAACTGGGGCATCTTCAGCCTCTGCCGCCAGGACTAACCTAGGAGTTGCAATTGGATCAGACGTAGCTGCTTTCAACGCTGATACGCTTTTTGCAGATGTCAGTGACAACCTTACCGCTGGTTATTCTAGCGACTTTGAAGCAATAGGAAATTCTGGAACGGGTACGCAGACGCTTGAAATTGCAACTGCAAAAGAAAACCTTAAAACGCTTACAATTAATGGCAGCTTTACCCTTGCTCCACAGACTACCAATTCGGTAATTGCAGTAATCGCAACCAACGACGGCACAGGTGGTTACACAATTACCACTTCTGGGTTTGACAAGGTTTCTGGAACTTACAACAACGCTGCATCTGCAAAGCATCTTATGCGCTCCACTGTCATTGATGGTACACAAGTTCTGGAAATTCTGGAGATTGCTTAATGACGCTTATTAACCCACTTTTGGGCAGTAATCTTGTTAGTTCTGGGTTTGACCCTGAGTTAATAGAAAACTCGGTGTGGCTGGACGGTACGACGGATTTTCTATCGGCAGAGCTAGGAGCAAAAACCAGAACCAAGGCTGTCATAGGAACTTGGATACAGAAAACTGGATTTACTACCTCAGACGCTACAATATTTAGCAAAAAGGGTAGTGCACAGTTTGCCATCAGAATGCAAGATCAAGGTAGTAACGCAGGTAAAATTTCCATTTTTGACTATGATGGTAGTAACTTTCAGTACTCAGCAGAATCAACCTCAATGCTTTTAAGAGACAATGGATGGTATCATATAATGATATCAATTGATACGACTGCTAGTGCAGGAAGCAGATTAAAATATTATATAAATGGTATTGATCAAACTTCTACTCTAACAGTCACTACTGATTATACTGCAAGTGATAATCCACGTATAACTGGGGGTAGCGGTGAACCAACTCAATGGGGCGTTGGATATAGTGGTACTTCTCAATTTAATCCCTGTTACTTAGCACAATCTTTTATGTTAGATGATGACAGTATACAGAATGGTGATGTAGCTGTTACAGATATTTTAGATTCATTTACATTTGGTAAAAATGGTTCGCAATTTGGTCCTAAGAAAAATGCTGCTATAGCAACTTTAGCTAGTTCAGCAGGAGGTGATAGCTTCTGTCTTGACTATGCAAATAGCATTCTTCTCGGGCAAGACACTTCTGACAACAGCGAGGCAAATGTTGCGCGCTCGATGACCGGATTGAAGTCAGACGATCTCGATGTCGGCGCGGCAAGTCTTTTAACGGACGGCACACAATTTGGTAGCTGGAACGCCGGTAGTAATCTTGTGTATCAAAATACTAACACAGCTACAAAAGCATGGTGGGGCGTTGACTTTGGTGCTGATGGAGTTGCAGTTACAAAAGCGATTCTGTATGGCAATCAGTCTGGTGATGCTTCAACTGCTGGATTCACATCGACCAGCATAAGCAATGTAACTTTTACACTTTTTGGATCGGATAGCGCACAAGCTACAAACAATAATGATCTGTCTGGGCTAACAACAGTCGGTAGCGTTGTCGTCTCGAACACGCAAACGAAAGGTGTCACGGCGACTATTTCGGCAACAAGCAATACAACAGAATTTCGTTATTATTACGTTCAAATGGACACGACAGAATCTACACGGCGTTTGCTTGGTGAAATCGAATTGTACACTGTTGGTAACTCGTTTTTGGCTACGTCCATGTCGGCGGCAAATCAGTCAACGAACACGCCGTCTCTTGTGTATCCAAAAATTTCAAACATTGGTATTCCTAGTGGAGATACAGCTGCTAATTACACAATGGGTTTGGGCAGTAACCGTATGGTCTACAGCGGTGGCAACCAAGCAGCATTAGGACTTATAGGCACAACTCTAATACAACCAGATGATCCTAAAATATACTGGGAGTTTTACGTCGAGTCAGGGTCTGTTGGTGGAGCAGGAGGTGGACGGTTAGGAAATGGAATAGCTGTTCCTCATTTTAATAATGGCACTGGAAATGGTTTTTATGGCGCTGGAGGAGAGTCAGCATTTTTCTATTTAGGAACACTGTACGATAATGGTGTAGAGTCTGTTACTGGATTCACCGCAGCACCAGTTGGTGGGATACAGCAAATGGCCTTTGAACCATCCACAGGAAAAGTGTGGATAGGAGTCGATGGCACATGGCGTAATGGTGCTGGCACATCTGGAACAACTTTAGATGAAAGCAATCCTGATGATCAACTTACAGTACAAGATTATGTTTTTATTATGGGTGCCAATAGATCATCTGACATAGGTGTTATGAATTTTGGCGACAACCCAACTATGTCTGGCAACATAACTGCTGGCGGTAATACTGATGGAAATGGTTATGGCAACTTTAAGTATGCGGTTCCATCTTCATTTTTGGCTCCAAATTCCGCAAACCTCACAGCACCAGAAGCACAAGGTGTTGATCATTTTGCGGTCACACTCGCGCAAGAAGGCTCGCTTTTTTCGGCAATGAACACCGCCGAAGCGGCATACAGCGCGACTTTGCGAATTTATAAAAGCCGAGCGTCTGCCAGCGCCAGCG